GCTACATATAGTTCACCCATACGAGGCACTGCCTTGTTTGTGCGAAGTTCTGTAACAGCCTTACGGATGTTAGCAACAGTGATTGTATCACCAGTTGTTAACTCAGAAGTTGTTGTGTTTCCAGTTCCTGCGTAGATGACGTTTGTTCCACCTGTTAGAACTGAAGCTACTACAGAGTCAATAGAATCTGCAGCGTTGTATGCAATGATGTCAGCAAGAGCTGCATCTACATCGTTGAAAGAAGTTAGGTTTAACTTCTTAGTTGTTGTTACGGCTGAACCGTACTCTTGAAGTGTTACTGTAACCTGTGATGGGTTACCTAGGGCTACGGATGAAGCATCAGATTCCTCAGTCAATGTTGCTGTGACTTGTGCTAAGTCAGAATAGATTGAGAATACAACTGATGATCCAGGCATAGCTTGCTGTACTGGCTTAACATCTGCAATTGATCGCATTACTGGAATGGATCGTAGTGCCATACGAACGTATTGATCATACGCTGTCTGGACTAATGCGGTAATGTCAGCTACACCAGTAATCGTACCTGCTGGTAGTGTCATTTAAGCACTTGCCTTTCGTTGGATTGGTTTATAAACCAGACTGCCTAATGATGTCATCCAACTCTTCTCGGCTGTTAGCGTTTAACAACTTCTGCATAACATCTGCTTGAGCATTAGGCGAATTGCCTTGCTCTGCAGCATTAGTTAGTCGTTGATATTGCTTAGCCTGCGCTGGGTCAATATTAGGTGTTTGGTTTTCAGCAACTTGAATCCCGAAAACATCGGCATTTGATTCAAGCCACTTTGATACAGACTCCTCAGTTGGGTCTATATCCTGTGGGATAAACGAAGCTATCTTCGTATTTACCCCGCGAGCTGCGAGGGCATCCTTGATTGCTCTTTCGCGTTGCGATTTATTAAGGCCTTCAAACTGAGCCTTTAGATCAGCTAGTTCTTTTTCCTTTTGTTTATTCGCTTTGCGTAGTTGCTTGATAAGGTCTGTAGATGTATCAACATTGTTGTTGTCATCTTCATCCTCGTAGTCGTAGTTGGACATAGTCCATCTCCCATTCTATTGTAGTTGCGTAGACCTCATACAGACTTGGGGATCTTCTGTATGGCTTCTACTACTGGTTTTGATATCTCTCTAATGGACCAGTCGTCCCATTAGCAGGCCTAGTTAAAAGGAGCCAGCTCTATCTCGGCTGAGTGCTCCTCCAGTTAATCCAGATTGTCCAGCAAATGATGCTTGCTCTAGAGATGTTAATCTCTTACGCTTGGCTGTTGCCTCTGGTGCATAAGTTAATCCAAATAATTCTTCTTCTGCAGTTGCTTGTGTATATGGTGATTCATTATAGAATCCAGATAGTTGTCTACCTCGTTCAATAATAGGAACTGCTGCTTGGTAACCTTCTCTTGCTCGTTCTGCAGTTACACCAAACTTAGCAAGTTCTTCTGCTCTAGTAACATCAGTTGCTAATCCAGCACCAAGGGCAGCGCCACCGATTTCTGCTGCAGTTACCTTACGCTTAATATCTACTAATCCTTTTTCTGGATCTAGAGTATAAGCAAGAATATCTGAGTTATTAATATCAGGATAGAATCTTTGTAAGGCTTCTTTAACTTGTGGTGGGGCGTTTACTACTCTGTTCTGTGCTGTAGCAATACGATCTTCTAACTCAGCAGGAGATACATCTCCTGCAATAAGTTTTTCAAATCCTTCTTGACGACCAAGGTCACCCTTTGCATAGTAGGTAGCAGGTAATCCGTAATTACGCATAATGGATTGATACCCATCTTCTAATGCTAGATACTCACCCTCTGATAATGCTTTAAGACCTTTATTAATACGGGCAGCATTAGCTGCAAAACGCTTTCTATAAGGCTCTGTTTGACGTAAGCGAATAGCGAACTCTGCTGGAGAGACATTATCTAATATTAAACCTTTTAATGGCTCTACTAATGCTTCTAATCCATATTGAGAGAATTGGCTATATAGAATATCAAAAGCATTTTGACGGGCAGACATTGCTTCAGATTGTGCAGTAGTTGGCAGTCCTGCCCCTGTACCACCTAATCCTTTACCAGCATTATATTGATTTTGTAGATTGCCTAGATCTGATGCAGTAATTCCTGATGCAATAGTATTTAAATCTGGTGGAAATGCACCATTATTAGCATCCATATAGGCTTTAATTTGGCTTAGTGAATAAGCACCTCTACCGCCAGTTCCAAGAACTGCACCTGCTGGACCACTACCTGGAGCGCCACCACCCATTGCTTGATTTATAGCGCCAATATTTGTGCCAGTATAACCACCAAGTGGATTTTCTGCTTTGGCTAATATATCAAGTGATGGTTTAACTACAGTATTTAAAGTGTTAATTATATTTCTAGCACTATCAATTACAAATTGATTGCCTTCTTTTTTACCCATTGCAAGGGTTTTCTTAGCATCTGATAAAGATTTATTAAAGTCTGATTGTGCTGAAGAAACTCCAGAAGTAAATTGTTTTGCTCTTGCTTTATCTCTTTCGTCAGCCACTATGCCTCCATAATTCCGAAGTTACTAAATACTTGACCTACGCTTTGATATGCTTCTGCGACAGCTTCATCTGTAGTAGGCCAATTAGCAAGTTTTCTTTTTGCTCTTTTAAAATCAGATACAGGAGCAAAGCCTTTATCTGTTATTGCTAACGGAATAATCTCGTTAATATCAACTTGATCTGCTGGAATACCAAAGGTTTTAGCAAAATCATTTACGTATATACCAAGCACTGATGATAGATCTACGTTTGGATCTACCGCATTTCTTACACTTTCAGGTAAAAACAATCTACCCTGTTGACGAATAGTATTTTGGATATTCTTTATATCTTCACCATTCTTAATCCGATTTAAGAAGTCATCAACTTGAGTACCAAAGTTAGCATCTAAATCTAGACCATTAGCCTTAGCTGTTGCAGCTAGTACAGCCCTACTACCTAGTAATTTTTCTTGTTGCTTCTCATTATATCTAGGATCTTTCTTTATTTCATTTGTTAAAAACTCTTCTGAGTCTAAGCCACCAGTTGTGATTGCATCTTGGACTCCACCTACGGTTCTATACTTTGTTACTGTAGGGTTTTTCTTTTGAGCATTTTGTAGCTTCTTGGCTAATCTTGATTGCTCAGCAGGTGTAGGTTCAGCATTTAACAAAGCCCTATATAGTTTTTGTACTTCAGCAATTGCTTCCGCATCAGTAAAGATATTAGTAGATCTAGATGTAGTAGGACCAGCACTTGCTTTTGTTACATCAGATGCTCTGTCATTTAAAAATGTAGTTAGATCGTAAGGAATTTCCTGTAAACGCTTTGGATCATTAGCGGCTATAATTCTAATTTCATCCGATAGATCTCTATTGGCTTCTAAGAATTTTTCTCTAACTAAAGAACTATATTCTCCAGTTACTGGTACTTGATATCCAGCGCTTTTTAATTGTTGTGATATCGCTTTTCGTAATACTGGAGACATCTTTCCGTATGCCTCAATAAGTTGAGCTTCAGTAGCTGTAGTACTTACTGTTGTAGGAACCTGAATTGGCTTCCCTTTGGCTGTGTATGGTGCATAACCAGTAGAAGGAGTTGAAGAGGTTATTATACCAGTTCCACCAGTGGTAGCATTTGGATCAAAATCTCCTTGTGCCATTCTAGTCCTCTCTTAAAAAGTTACTGAACAATACTTCAAATACTCCTTTAGCATTTGCATCTGTCTCAGCAATATCTTTCAATTGTTGTAAAGTTGATTCTCTTAATATGTCTCTAACCTTAATATCTCTATCAGATCTTGAGTTATAAACATTATCTTTATTGTATAAATACTCTTCGTAAATTGTTATCATCTTGCGAAGTTTACTAGTAGTAGGTGTTGATAAATCTGTTTCATTCAACATACGTTTTAAATCATCGTAAGATGCTTGACGTTTAACATTGTTAGCTGCAGAATTTGCAAACTCTTCCTGTAGTAAAGGTCTAGTATCTTTAAACTCTTTAGACCAGGCTCTCCACGCTTCGTTTATTCTTTTACGGTCATTATCTGATGTGGCACCTGCTAGAGCATTTTCATATACATCTCGTTGAGAATAGAAGTAATACTTATCCTTAGCAACAAATGTTTCTTTTAGGAAATCTCCTACTAATTTAGTCTCTCTATATCCATTATCTTTTAGGAACTGATAAGCATCCCAAGAGAATTGTCCACTTTGAGGTATTAAGAAACCAGCACCCTCTGGATATTTATTAACTAAATCTCTGTTGTTTTCTACCCAGTTTGCTGCAGCATTAGATGTTTTAAATCTAGCTTGGAACTGTGGATCTGACTCGTTAAGAATGTAAGGTACCTCTGTTGGGAATAACTTAATCCAATCAGCAGTAGCATCTCCTACTGGATTTGGACTACCCTTCTTACTGTATTGATCAATTAAGTTTGAGTATACTTGCTTAAAGTTAACTCTTTGATTCTCTCTAACCCACTCAGCCATATCAGACTTTAATGTGGTTGTTGGAGAAGCAGGACTTACGAAACCAAGAACGAATCTTACTCCCAATATAGTTGTTATTGTAGAGCGTAGTTTCTTTTGATAATCAGCAATTTCACCAGGTGTGGCATCTGCTCCAGGTGTGTGACCACCAGCCTCTAAATATGTTACTGCTTTACGGAAAGCAGAAGCATACTGAGAATCTCTTTCATCTCTACTTAATGATGATATGAAACGATTAACGTGACCAGGTAGTAGTGCTTGATAGAATGATTGATTCTCGCCTATTTCACCTAATGCTAATCTTTCAGTAGATTTAATCTCTCTACCTACAGCAGCAATTGGCTTGATATCTGACTCAGAAACAAGACCAGCGATTGAGTAAATTGTCTTTAGCGATAGTCCAGCTAAAGGACCGCTAAATGTTGGCAACCAAGATTCAGGGTTAGCAGAAGGTGTAAGCATACGGATATTAGATCCGAACTGTAATGGCATAGGAGCAACAAACTTATCTCCAAGACCAAATACACCTAAGACTTTATTAACCGCTCCATATACTGGTGCTAAACCAGGATATATGAAATAAGGTTCACCTTGATCATCGCGTTGTACAAATCCAGTATGTGTTACACCTTCATAGGTAAGCGCAATCTTACGTAAGGCTTCAGGATTGTATCTAGTAGTTCTATATAAACGGCGATAAGCATCTTCAGTTGCTCTGTAGAAACGAGCAAAGTTACGCATAGACCAAGCCATTTGAGTTCTAACTGTTGGATTATCAACAAATGCTAGTACTCGCTCTACCGCTAACTTTTCTGATAAATCTACAATTTGACGAGTTGCTGCATCTTTGCCGATCTTTTGAGTTAGATCATCAAGATATGGCTCTAAATCTTTACGAATATTAAATGCAGCATCTATAACTATTTGATCTCTAGAAAGTCTAGCGTTAGCATCTCCTAGCCAGTCCCATAATCTAGTATTTAGATCAGAAATAATGTTCTTAGATTGCATTGCTGGAAGCAATTTTGGTCCAGTAATTGCCCTAGGAATATCAGAGTATTTTTTAGGTAGAAACTCTAGACTAAAATCATCTGTTCTTACTACTAAATCACCTTTACTATTCTTAACTACAACTCTATCCAATAGATCATTGTTGATACTATTATCTGCTTTACCAAACAGGGCAGTTAGGTCATCATAAATAGCTGAAGCGTGTTGAGTGGATGTATATGTAGTGTCTACATAGCGATCCATTTTAGGTTTTAAATCTTTAAATTGTGGTTGATCTATAAACTTAGCAAGAGCCTGTACAAACTTACCGCGATCTGCTCCATAAACCTTTAGTAACTTCATACCTTCTGAAGCAAATTCATCATTTGCTTTGGTCATAATTTGGAAAGCCCAAGCAAGGCGACCTTCTTGATCTAGTGGACTAAACTCTCCAAAAGATCCAAATTGACGAGCATAGTCTTCGCCATCAATAGTAAAGTCAACTACTTTACCTTTTTTACGGCTAATACGTTTTGCTCTTGAAACGATATCACTACCAGCATTTAGGTTATATGCACCTTCGCTTGCTGATCTAAGTAGGTTCTCAAAGTCACCATACATAGCAAACTCGTAAGTGTAACGATCAAAGTCATTACCGAACTTACCTATTTGAGCATCATTAAATTTATCTCTTAAAAGAATCTCAGCGAATACTTTACGCTTTGCTTCTTCTTTTTGAGCAGCAGTAGTATAAAAATCATTAACTACTATTTCTTGCCCATCTTTACCAATTGAACGATTTATACCTTTATCAATGTCGTCAAACTTTTTAGTAAATAAATCTTTGTCTTTTGCTTTACTGTAACGATTGATAAGACCTAGTTGTAGTTCTTTATCAGCAGTACGAATGTCTGTGGCAAGTCTACGAGATTTACCAATCTGTAAAGCAGTCTTTACTGTACTGCCTGGTAAGTAACTAAGTTTTCTTGCTCCGTTTGCTAGGTAGAATATATAGTCTTCAATTGCGTTTCTTACTGGGAAACGAGGACCAGCTAATGTACCAGTTACGAATGTGCTGATAACATCATCAGCAGCTTTAGTATATTGCATACCCCAAGCGTTGGCAATAAATCCATCTCTTGCTGCAAAACGATCTAACTGTTGTGGTGTAATAAAACCTTGGCGCTCATTAATTTGATATGGATAAAGAGCAGAGTCTGCACCATTAACCTGTGATGGAAAGAATCCTTCTGGGTTTTCATCATTAAATGCTCTATTGGTATAAACAGCATCTCTACCTACAGATCCAATAGTGTCAAGTAATTGACGACCAGCCTGAGTTCCTCTTAAACCTCTAAGTTCACCAACTGCAGATTGTAGACCATTAAACATCTGACGGCGTTGACCAAGGTTAGATTGTTGATAGGCATCACCCAATATACGAGATGCTTGCTTACCATAAATTAAACGAGCATAACGCTCAAATGCTATATGTGCTCTTGGTGAAGTATGATTACCAAGTTCATCCATATCTGGAATTATATTAAAGCGGCGTGAGAAATTATCAATACGCTTGTTTATAGCATAGATAGAAAATTTATTAACAGGTAATTTTTCGGCAGCCTTAATTCTTTCAGCAGTTCTAGCGCCAGCCTGTGCTGCTGTCTCATCACCTCTACCTACTAGAGATTGTATTGCTGCTTCTTGAGAAGATATACCGCGAGAGTCTGCCTCATCAAATACTATGTTTCGTAAGAAATCTGTAGAGTCGTCATTAAGACTAAATACTCTAGCGCCTTTAGTATATAAATCTACGCGAGCTTTACGAAAAGCACTTAGTCTAGGCATTACTTTAATTTGTAATCCAGCCTGACCATAGAATAAAGGTTGTATTCTTTCAGCATTTGATAGAAATGCTTTGGCTGTATCTACATTAAGTACGTTATCAAAATCTTTTTTAGCAAACTCAATAAGAGCTTCATCTACACCACTACCAACAAAGGTAGGATTTAATCTACGCAGACGATCTATACTTGCAGCTACATCCTCTGCCTTATTAGACTTACGAGCTTTAACTAAGTTATCTAGACCTTTAGTATATTCATTCCAAAATCTATTTACTGAATCATATTGAAATGCTTCTTCAACTTTATTGGCATTACCGATAGTTTTAGTTAAAGCAAATTTACCAGCATTATATGCTTTTGCTACTTTACCTAATACGATAGTAGGATCTAAGAATATACGAAACGCTGCATCAGCAGTACCTGATATCCAAGTATATAAACCGCTTTTACCTTCTAAATCTTTAGGAAGGAATACGTTAGCAACATCTCTACCAAATGAATACTTAGCAGCATTTACTTTTGCTATTGTTTCATCTAATAGTGGATCAAGGTTCTTAGCGCCATCTGCCGCTATTTTTCTTTGATTATCGTTTTGAGCAGATGCAATAATTTTATCTAATGGAATACCTGCAGCAATTTGCTGCGCTACATAAACTCTATCTTGACCGTAAGTAGAGATTGCTTTTCTAATACGATCTGGATTAAATACTTGCTCACCGTTAGCGCCTGATTTTTCAAAAGCGGTAGCAAGATCAACTTGCTGTCCAGCAGCAATTCTACCTGTACGGTATGCTCTAGTAACTTGATCAGATGCCCAGTTAGCTGCTTTTAAAACTTGCTTTACTGGCTCTATAGCTGGCTTTAATAACCAACTACCAGCCTTCATTATAAAACCTTGACCTGGAGTTTCTTCCTCTTCTGCAGAGAAGAACTGAGCCATTGCAATTTGTTGATCAGAAGGTAATTGTTTATATTCTATAGCAGCAATAGATTCAGGTAAATTATTCAAAGTTGTATGAGTAGAATACATCTCTGTTAAGGAATTAATCTGATCCTTTTGTGCTGAATTTAAACCAGCCCTATTAGCGGCTTGGTAAATATTACCTTTGTTTATATTCTGCGACATTAAAGTCCTCTAGATAATGCCTGCTCGTATAAAGCTGCTATTTCTCCATTTGTATCATATGGCAACATTTGAGCAAGTGTTTGAGATAAAGATTCTTTTTGTCTCATTTGATTTATCATTAATGCTTCTGGGCCAGGACCTTCGCCTGGTGTTACACCTGCAGTAACAGGCTCATCTCTACGTTCTGTTGGAGCGAATAATGGTGTTACTGGAGTTAGCGGATCTCTAGGTCTTCCACCGACATCATCAGCAGATCCAGTTGTTTTTGCTAATGGTATTTGAGATTTAATTGCACTAGTTTCTACACCCTCACCGTAATATGATGACGGTAAATCTGTTCTCTTTGAGAACTTACCAGGACCTGATGCTCCTGCTAATGGGCCTCTAGCCATCTTTGTTCTCCTTAATAGTTTCTAAATCTTGTGCGAACTGTTGCCAGACTTTTGCTTCTTGGCTTTTTTGTTGCGAATTATAAATACTCATATTGTGCAGATCTTCTGCAAGCGCTTCAAATGCGCTAATTAAATTTAATGCGAATCCTGTTACTACTACTAAAAAATCAGATGAACGAACTGGGCGCTGTAGATCATCATCCATAACGCCCAGCTCCTTTCTAAAATATTTACTTCTTTACTGACTTACCTTTACGGCCTGGTGCTGCATATCCGAAGAACACTTTTCCGCCTTCTTTTCCTGCTGGCCTGTTCTTGCCTTCAGTTGGCTTTGCGGTTGGTGCTGCTGCTCTTGATCCCTTATTCATTTTCCACCTCCTTACGCTCCGCCAATGGCGGCGAGTAGTTGACCTATATCTGGTTGAGATTGTCCAGTAGCAGGGGCCGCACCGACTTGTTGTTCTTGAGTTGGCTGCGAGGCAGGGGCGGGGGCCGCACCTGCTACTGGAAGTTGTGCTGCACCACCCATTGGCATTGGTTGCTCTACTGGAGCAACTGGTTCTGGTGCAAATGCTTTTTCAATTACTGATTCTAAAGACTGTCCTTTTTGACGACCCTGGATTACTTCTGCGATTCTAGAAATGATTTGAGTTGGGTCTTGACCTTGGGAAGCAAGTGCGGGTATAGCTTGTGCATACTGAGCAACAGCAACCCTAAGAGAATCGCGCATCTCTTCAATGTCAACCCTCTGTTCTTCTTGCGTAACATTTAGATCTAGTGGTATCTCTCTGCGAACATAGTCGCGGCTTACTAACTTATCTGAACGCATTTGTAGTAATGC